TGCAGGGTCTATATTAGAGTTTGATGCGGTACTTACACGTAAAGGTAAATCATCGGTTACATTTAAAATTGATGTATACTGCGATGATAGATCAAACCCACGTGAGCATGCATTTAGCACTAATATTACATTTGTAAGTATTGATAAAAATGGTAACAAACGTGAGTTAAATGAGCCGGTTTGAACACGTTGCTAACATAGTAATTCCATTAACTGAAACTTTAGAAGTTATACGTGACTTACGTTCAAAGGGGTTACAGAGTGGGGAAGACTTTGATTTTAAATATGTAGCAGTTGCGGAGTACGATGACTTTAATACTCCGCAATACGATCATATTAGATTTTCATTTAAAGAAGGGAAGTGGTCTACTTATGTAATTCTTAAGTATGGTTAAGTTTTACATATTCGCCATTAACATATAACCCATGCATGCGTCTTGCTCTTTCTGGATCAGTTTGTTTAAAATATTCATATGTAGAAGGTTGATACCAGTGTGTATTAGCAGCTAGCTCATCTGGAAATTGTTTAGCAAGTGCTAACTCGATCCTAGGATCAATTTCCGAAGGTTTCATAGTTTCGATAAAACTTGCTAGTCCTTTACTTCCTAAACTAATTGCACGATTCATTGCATAGGTTTGTATCTCAATATTAGCATTTTTTATAAATCTAATATTGTCCGGTGAGGCATCAATCAATATTTTTAGTTGCTCATCAGTAGGATTTGGGATTTTTTCAATTAATTGCGGTCTTCTAGTAATTGCGAGGTTAACCTGTTCAAGAGTTGGATTACTAATGAATTCTATAAACTCAGGATGCTCGCCGAGATAAGCATTCTGAAAAAGTGGATCCATGTTTTGTATATCTGCTGGTTTAAGATAGGTAGTGTACGTTCTAAGTAAGTTATGAAAACTGCTGTCAGAAAAATCGTTATGTTGAGTTCTATCAAAGAAATGAAGTAATGCATATTCAATTTCTGGATCACGTTTACCAGTATAAGCATGACGATTAATTGTTAGCTTATCAATGATCGTATCAGTATATGATTTTGGTTTTTGTTCTTCAGGCGGTTTTACTTCAACGTTATCAATATTGCGATTGTTAAGTGCAGCTTTGATAATATCGGATGCAGGTACTCCAGTTTCTTTTAAGAATTGATCTGATGTTATCGATTCGTCAGCTTGCGTAAACAATTCAACACTTTGTGGATTATCTTTATTAAATGAAATTGCCCACATATCATCACCGTCACCGTCACCTGCATAATTAAGGAAACAATAGATTAAAATTACACCTTTTCCGGTGTATTCTTCCCAATGCGTGTGTTCTGCTTTAGTAGTACACCAGTCACTATGTCTACCAATATTAACACTAGCATTTTTGTTTAGTGGCATAACACCAGTAATGTTATTATGATCGTATACAGTTACCGCATCTTGCTCGCGTTTTACTAATTTCTTTTTCTGTGTTTTACTTTGTTCTTGTGATTTATCAAATACATATCTTTGGAATTCGTACCAACCTTTTCTGCGCCATGCATCAATATTACGTTCTTCGCCTTGCACTTGATTACGATCAACAAGCTGTCTAAACTTGCTAATCATATCTTTTACACTTTCCGGTCTTCCTAACTTTGAAAACTCTGCTTGAGCTTCTTTATAGCCGTCAACTAAAAATAATTCCCTTAATAACATTAGTATTCCTTTATATCTTCCGGATTAACTATTTGTGGCTCAATTGGCTGATTTGCAGCAGGTTTGTTGTACACAGGTAATGGTTTCTTAGCAATAGGTCTTGCAGGATCTACTGTAGGCTCTACATATTGTTTTTCTATTTCTTTTACCTTTTTCAAATCTTTCAATAACGTTTTTAATTCTGATTTACTCAATTCGTTAGCAGCTGATTTAGAAAACAATTCAACTGCACTCGTTCCTAACTCTGGATTAACTAGCGTATATAATTTTCTAAGATACTCTTTTCTATACAACTGTTCATTACATGCAATTTGCAATGCCATTGCTGTACGCAACGCAACACTAATCAAAGATCTAATATCATGATTTAAATAATCACCTCCCGGTCCGCGGAATTCTACCCATTTATCTTTAGCATTAATCGACACATATTTGTCAGTAATACTATCATGGAAGAATCTACTAACACGAGTAGTCATGTTCTGACGCATTTGATTTAACAACATTGATCCATTTTCATCTGACACATCAAATCGTTCTGGATCATTTCTCAATGATTGCAGTGCGCTTACACAGTACGTATTATACATACGATTAAATTGACCTAAGATATGATCGTCACCTAAGAACAATGCTAATTTAATATAGTCTAGTTTAGAACGATCATAATCTGGAATAGAAACGTTAATATGTAATCCAGTTGATTCATTTGTAGTACATCCGTAATTCTTAGCCCATGCTACTAACTTTTCTAAATTAGCTAATGTTTCAGGAATTAATTTTGCCGGACTAATAAATTCTAATCCAGCAGCCGATTGCTCTCCTACTTGGATAGTCACATCAGGTTCAATGATCCATTCTTGATAGTTTTCGTCAGTACGTTCAACACCACGATAAACTAAATTACTGTGTACAGTGTTTGTTCCAACTGCAGCTTTAAATCCATCAAGTAATTGTGTTAACGGATTGTACTCTTCTGGTAATTCTAATTGTTGTTTACCACCAATGTTTAATCCTGCGACATCTAGCATTGTAGTAACGTCTAACACACCTAACCACGATGCTGTAGAGTTAGCTTTCATTCTACTGTAGAACACTTTATGATCTGCAATAACTTTGTCATGCATTTCAGTGTATTCAGCAGTTTCGTAATCGATCATTTGATATGCTTCTTCTTCGCCGTATTCTTTTGATAATTCTTTAAATACTCTCTCTTCAATATCGTATTTAAAATCTGGATTACCTTCAACGTATTTGGTATATCTATCGTTAACCCATTTTTTATATGTAGCTGCTAACGTTTTTCCTATTTGAATTTCTAATTTAGGATCACCTTTGCCAAAGAATTCAATAATGCTTTCAATATCATCTACTACTGGTGGTAATTCTTGACATGGCACACACATTTCTGCTTCAAATCCCATTGTCATTCCTGCAGACGCAGGTCCTTGTAACCAATTTTGTAGAGAACCTGGACTCATGTTTACTTCATTGAGTAAAGGTTTGAATTCTGTGTAACGCATAATAAAGTTCCTTTTGTATAATAGTATATTTATATGATAAAATTGTCTTTGACTTTTAAATTAAATACAAGTATAATAGCTACATACTTTGTGTATAGAGGAGACTTATATGCAAACAACTAATGACATTATGAATGATGTAATGTTGCAATTTTCACCATGGTTTAAAATATTAGGAGAAGAGGTGGAACATTCAGAACTAAAGTGTAAAGACTGTATTCATGCAAAGGCTAGTTGGTTTTCAAAACTGATTAGAAATCAGTATGGGTATGACTGTACAAAATACATTACACCAGAAAAGTATGATCCTGTACTAGGTAAGATTACCCCTGAAAAGATAGGACCATGCAGTGTTGCGCGTGTTGACAGATCATTTTGCGGACCAACTGCATTGTTATGGTATCCTAAAGATAAAACTGGATTATTTGATTATATAAAACACATTGACGATTTACAACAAAAGGAATAACATGACCGGATTAATAAAACAAATAACACAATATTTCCGAAAGCCTAAAATTATTATGTCACCGAGCGACCGATTACTGCAAAAGGTATTAGATGCAGTAGATGACCGTCGTAAACACGATGAACATTGTATTCTATTAATAACTCCTATTGGTGTAACAAGTCAGCCTTCTGCATCTCAGCCTGCATCAGTTGCACTTATTGGCCATGATAGAATAAGTGACTTTCAAGAAACATTGCTATATATTGAAGATAGATTAGTAAAAGACGGACACTACTGTATAGTTAAACTAGCAGAAGATAAGTCGTATGCAAACATGTTCATCTACATTGATGAATCAATTTTAGTTTAAACGGAGAAATATATGATTGGTATTATTATTGGAACGTTCGTAGTAGGGGTATTATCTGGTTTATGGATTAACATAGCAATGTATAGAAGTGCAATGCGACATGCTCCAAATGAATTAATTGATGGTATTAGACAATACCATGCTGATTATCAGGCTGAACTAGATAATGACAACGAGGATATTGATGGCAAGGACACTATTGTAGTTTCTTTTGAAAAAGTTAACACTCATTGGTATTTGTATGATGTATCAACTAATATTTTTGCAGGGCAAGGTAAAAGTTTAGATGAAGCAATTGCAGCAGTTGAAGCAAGGTTTCCAAGTAAAGAAGTAATTGTACAACAAGTAGAGGCATCATGAATATATACGTAGATATGGATGAAGTAGTAGCCGACTTTAAAGGGTTTGCTGAAGTATTCTTTCAAAGAAATTTAGACAATAGAGAACGACTGCCGCCCGAGGAGTGGGAACGATTAGCAAGTTGCGAACGACTATATCGTGATCTACAAGTAAGAGAAGGTGGCTACTCACTTATAAATTGGTTAAGAGTGTATTGTCATGAACATGATGCTGGACTATTTTTTCTAACAGCGATTCCTAGAAACAATGATATTCCATATGCAATTATGGATAAAGTTGAATGGTGTCAAAAATACTTTCCAGGAATTCCTGTCTTTATTGGTCCACGTAGTCATGAAAAGGTTAAGCGATGTATGTTTGGCGATATCTTAATTGATGATAGATTAAGCAACATTACTGAATGGAATGAAGCCGGTGGAGTTGGCTACCAATACAAGAATTGGGAAGATTGCAGATTATGGCTTGAGGCAGTTTTGTTACCTAAGACTTAAATTAATACATAAATATTATAATAAAGGAGCGGTTCGATGACTAGTGTATGCACAATTCAATTTAATACCCACTCAGTATCAGTTAACTTAGACGAGAACGGAATATATCACGTTTTCAAGTGTACCACCGACCGTTGCGAATTAGAATCATTTCATAATAGGGAAGACGCTGAAGAATATATATTGTACCCAATGCCAAGTGTACAATATTCTTTAATCATTAACGAAGACGAATAATAAATACTACTATGAAGATTCTTGTTACAGGTCATAACGGCTTTATCGGTCGTAATATGATCGAATGGATGTCGGCTGAAGGATGGCAAGTAGAAGGATGGGATTACGATCCTAGCAATTTGCCTGACATTAAGAAGTACCAATGGGTAGTACACTTAGGCGCGTTAACGGATAAATCCGAAACTAACATTGACCAGTTTATGATTCAAAATTATGAATTTAGTCAATGGCTGTTTAATGAGTGTCAACTAAATGAAGTACACTTGCAATATGCTAGTACAAGTTCAGTATATGGATATAGTAAAGACTATACTGAAACTGCATCATGCACTCCATTAACACCGTATGCGTTAAGCAAATACTTATTTGATCGATGGGCATTTAGACAACCTGCTCACATAGCGTTTGTGCAAGGATTTAGATACTTTAATGTATACGGCAAGTACATGCATTTGCGAGGCAATCAAGCTAACATTATATATAAGTGGCAGGAGGAAGCTCGTAAAACAGGACAGATCTCAGTATGGAATAACGCTGATCAAGTTAAACGTGATTGGGTATGGGTAGGCGATGTTTGTAAGTTACATATTGATTTTATTAAAACTGTAAATGGATCCGGAATTTGGAATGTAGGATCCGGACTAGCACATAGTTATTTAGATATAGCAGAAGCTGTTGCAGAACAAGAAGACGTAGGAATACAAGTAGTCGAGTCAAAAGGAAATGATATACGTTACAAGACGTGTGCTGATTTAACATTGTTAAAATCAACAATTGGCAAACGTCAATGGCTTAATGTATTTGAATACATTAACAGATAATAGGAATAACCATGAGAGCTTTAGAGTTTATTAAAGAAGAAAAGATTGGGACTAGTGCAAAACGTCCTGGACGTAAAAGTGATAGACCTGCACGCCAGCATGCAGCAGAACCAAGGTACAAAACTAAGTCAGCAGAAATTGACGAAACACAACTTGACGAACGTGGCAAAGCTACTGTAAAATTATGTAAAAGTTCTAGACCTGATGCAGATCTAGGAGCTAGTAATTTAGCTAGCTGCAAGAGTCAAGGACTTAGAAGTCGCAAAGGTGGAAAATCTCACTTAATTGGTAAAGGTAATCGTGTTAAAGTAGATGGTAAAAAAATCAAAGGTGCTAAGTACGGTGGACCGTTACCTGACTGGAGTTAATAATGAGATTTATAGAATTTAAACCATTAATTGAATCTCCCCAAGGACCATTAAAAGTTCCTCAGGTTCCTGCCGATTTACAAAATATTCAACGTGCTTTAGCATCTTTTAAATTTGATGTACAACCAACTGGCGTACTTGATGACCGTACTAAACAAGCAGTGTCAAAAGCACAAGCAGAAGTTGGATTGCCACAAACTGGTAGTATAGATCACAGTTTTGTTGATGCAATTAACTCCGCAATGACTGTTATTCCCGGTATGATAGATTATATTAGTTCGGGATTATCAGACGTTGGCAACGCAGTAGTTAAAGCTGGCAAATCTGCAATAGATGCAGGATCAGATGCAGTATCAACGATGTTTGGCGGAACCGAAAAAGTTTCTCCAGTTAAATCCGGTTCACGATTAGCAACTGACAAAGAATTTTTAGCTAAAGTAAACGAAGTTGCAGGTAAGTTAGGAATTGACCCTAATATTTTAATGAAAATAATGCAACATGAATCTGGATTAAATCCTCGAGCAGAAAATAAAATTGGTTGTGTAGGATTGATACAATTTTGCCCAAGTAGCAACATCGGTGTTTCGGGACCTGCAATTAAACGAATGAGTGCAATTGAGCAAATGGATTTAGTTTACAAGTATTACAAACGAGCAAAAGTAAGACCTGGTATGACACAAGGCGAGATTTATATGCTTACATTCTTACCATGGGCTAGCAACAAAAAAGACAGCACAGTAATTGGCCACCGCGGTGGCGGAGAATTAGGTAGTACTGGAATATCAAAAGATAGACTGTGGGCTCAAAATACTCCATTTGCAAACTACGCAAAAGCCAAAGGACAAAATTACTACACTAAAGGTGATGTAATTGAATATTTTAAACAATACCAAACATAACAATAAATGAATATACCAGGCACATTATTAATAGCACCGCCATCAGTTAACCATCAACTATTTAGAACATCAACTGTGTTAGTTACTGATATTAACGGATCTGGAACTACCGGTTTAATTTTAAATAGAGAGAGCAGAATGACGATTGCTGAATTTGGAGATCGACTTGGGTATGATTTAGATCATGTGCCTAGCATGCTACACATTGGCGGCAGTGATCGACAAACTAGTTTTAGTATACTGCATTCACCTGAATGGGATAGTAAAAACACATTTAGAATTAACGAATATTTTTCAGTTAGTTCCGACGATGACGTACTTAGAAAATTTGCAGACGGTGATGAACCTAAGCAATGGCGCATGTTCTTAGGAATGTGTACGTGGGAACCTGGACAACTCGACAATGAAGTAAACGGAATAGGATCACCAAAAGCAAGTATTAATTGGTGTACATCTACATGTGATTCTGAATTAGTATTTGATACTGATCTTGAAGATATATGGGATACTGCATTAGAAAGATGTAGTCTTGAATTTGCACAGAACTTTATGATATGAAATTAAAACAAGCACTTTGGAAAATATTAGGATTTATATTACTAGGAATAGCTTACATTGGTGTAGTTACTCCCGGACTACCATTTAGTCCATTCCTAGTAGGTGCTGCATTCAGCTTTAGTAAAGGAAGCCCGGCAATGCACGCATGGATCTATAATCATAAGTATTTTGGTCCATTCTTAACAAATTGGGTAGGCAAACAAGTTTTCCCAACTAAAATGAAATACATGATGTTACTTGTAATGAGCAGTTCATTAGTAGCATTATGGTTCACAACACATAACTTACACGCTATACTTGGTTCAGGCGGGTTTATGGCACTAGTTGCTCTATGGGCTTGGCGCTTTCCGGGAAGTGTAGAAGTTTATGAATATCGTATTAACAACAACAAACGAATAGGCTGGCTTAAATGAAGAAATTTTTATTATTACTCCTGTTACCTTTTACGGTAGCAGCAAATCCCATTGATGACAAATGTCCACAGTTTTCAATACACGGTGCACCAGTGTCGCAGCTTGCGTCATCACAATACTTGTGTAAACAAAACTATGCTATTCATTATCGTTACGATACAAAAACTGCAGAGTATGTGATTGAACATGTGTCTCCTGAAGATATGAGTGGAGTAGTTCATCGTCAGGACGACTTTCATCCAGACTTAGATGTACCAGAACAATTTAGATCAACATTACACGACTATGCAGGTCATCCTTATGATAGAGGACACTTAGTGCCTGCAGGTGACAGTACTCAAACTAAAGAAATTATGAGCGAGAGCTTTGCACTCACTAATATGGTTCCACAAGTGCCTGCTAACAACAGAGGTATTTGGAATAAATTAGAATCAACAGTTCGTAACTGGGCAGGGGAAGGACGTGACATTTATGTAGTGTCCGGAACTTATCATCAACCTGGTAAACAAATTAAAACAATTGGTAAAGGTGTAGCTATTCCTGATTACTTATGGAAAGTGATATACGATGCAACTAACAATCAAACAATTGCATTCTTAATACCAAATGACGGAATTTCTGCTAGAGAGTTACCTAAGTTTATTTTAACTGTTGAACAGTTACAAAATGTAGTAAACATTAACTTCTTTCCGGCACTTGGGACTAGTCCAATTGAACAAGCTATTAATCGCGACTTGTGGAAAGGTTTATAACCTTCCTAAGTTTTTAATGTAATTTCCAATATCGTGATTAACAAAGAAATTAATCTTACCTTTTTTAAGTCCGATATAAAAACCTTTTACTCTATCTTTGATTGTCTGCCATCTTGTAAAAACTCTTACATTACCATGATGATCAAAGTAGTGTAGCTGACCATGATGCTTATATGGATAAATTGGATTCCGTGTAACTGCATCTGCGTTGTTTACCCATCTATGATGTTCAATGTTTAAGCTATTCATGTGTTTAATAAATGTCATATCACCAACACGCGGACTACCGTATGTATATAAAAACGGCGTAGTTAATTTTTCTGTACGCGCACATCTTGCAGTTATAAGGGTTGCCATTGCTGCACCTAAACTATGACCTGTACACCATACTTTACGATTAGCACCGTATTTTTGTAACATCTTTAATAAGTCAACCCAAATAAGATCTACACTTGTTCTAAATCCATGATGCACTAACCCGTGTCCTGATCTACTTGGTACTAGTGCAAATTCTATGTCATGTGCAACATCATTAAAGTGAGTTGGTTGTGTTCCACGACACACTACTATTAAATCATCGTTGTCCCATAATACATACAAGTCTGACCCACCATGGCTTATAAATTTACTGTCATATCCTAATTCTTTAAATTCTTGATCGTCATTATATGCAAGACTGCTCAATGTTGCCATTGTTAATGATTTTTGTTCAAAGGTTAAATCTGATATCATATCAAGCTCCTAGTCTAATCCGTTAAACGGACCTTCTTTTCCGTACGCCCACAGCGCATTCTTTTCGTGTATTGTTCTTGCTAGTCTACGAGGTAGGAATGGTAGAATAGGATGCACTAATACATTATGAATAATACTTCTAATTAAATCCATAGTTGTCCTCTCACTTTACTTTACATCTTATTGTATTTATTGTATAATATATACATATTAACTAGCAAGGAGTATGTATGACAAGAATTAATTCAAATGTAGACCCTAAACAATTAATGGATCAACACCTTATGGCAGAATACAGAGAATTACCAATGGTGCTTGCATCTCTTCGTCGGTCGTTGAAGACACAATCAGAAAGAGAAGTTCTTAAAAAAATTCCTCCTAAATTTACACTGAATAAAGGTCATGTGTTGTTCTTTTACAACAAGCTAACATTCCTTAGGAATAGATATGATCGGTTAGTTAACGAATTACACAACAGAGGATACAACTTAGATCAAGGTCGTGTACTTGATCTAAATGGTATACCTTCTACGTTTTTTAATGATTGGTCTGCAACACCTGCAGATGATGCTGTATTAGAACAGCGTATTAAGGAAAAGATAGCTATGAAGCCATCATGGTACAAATATTATGGTAAATCTATGTTATGACAAGTACACAGATCAAACACGATAACAAGTGCATTAACTAAATCGTCAATCATCCCATCAGTATGCAATGGAGTAGGTGCAAATCGCAAACGCTCTGTTCCTACTGGGACAGTTGGTGAATTTATTGCTTGTGAATAGATATTAAAATCATTTAATAGCATGTCACTCATTGTTTTGCATCTTTTAGCATCGCCTACTAGAACTGGAACAATATGTGTATCACTTTGCATAACAGGTAACCCTGCTTCTATCAATCGTTCTTTTAATTTATTTGCTTGTTGTTGATGTTTTAATCTTAACTCATTATGATCTTTAAGATATTTAACTGCGGCTAATGCTCCGGCACATGTTACCGGACTCATTGAGGTTGTAAATATAAAACCTGCTGCTACTGATCGTATTGCATCAATTACGGCTGCAGTTGCTGCGATATATCCGCCCTGGACTCCAAACGCTTTACCAAGAGTACCGTTGACTATGTCGACTCTCCCCTGTAATTGTAGTTCTTCTAGCTTCCCAGCTCCACATGTGCCATAAAGTCCAACGGCGTGTACTTCGTCTATATAGGTTATAGCGTGGTATTTATCTGCTAAATCACAAATATCAGCTATTAGACTTATATCACCGTCCATTGAGTATACACTTTCAAACACAATACAAGGTGTGTGATTATTATCTATTGCTCTAATTAAACATTCTTCTAAATCAATTAAATCATTATGTTTAAATATTTGTTTTGGTGCTCTGCTATGCGACATACCAACAATTAAACTATTGTGATTTTTACTGTCACTTATAAACTCAATGTCTTTTACAATTTTAGATAATGCAATTAAACTCCATTCGTTTGCAACATACGCAGAACTAAACAACAATGCTCTATCTTTTTTATGCAACAATGCTAGTTCGCATTCTAATGCAACATGGTAATGACTAGTACCGGAAATGTTTCTAGTACCGCCACTTCCTGCACCGGTCATGTCTAATGCAGTACGCATAGCATCAAGCACAACTTTGTGTTGTCCCATTCCTAAGTAATCGTTACTACACCAGTTTATAATATTTTTAATATTATACGGACCGTACCAAATTGCAGTTGGAA